ATTGAAAAAGAGAGATCTACAAGGTATACCTAATATTAACCTAGATAAGTTTCATGTAATAGGTTCACAAACCGGGAAAATTTTACATGCGGAGGAGTATCTACAAATTGCTGAGAGAATTATTAATGAAGAACCCGGAGCTGTTCTAATCATAGACTCTTATTCTGCTCTATGTACAGAAGCTGAAATCACTAGCGATATGGATAAAATGCAAAGAGCAGATGGTGCCAAGCTATTGGCTAAATTTTGCCGCAAGGTAGCTAATGTAATACCAGTAAATAAAAACATAGTAATAGGTATTACTCATTTAATGGGCAATCCAACAGGTTATGGTGCGGAATTTAAAGAGAAGTCTGGACAAGCAATAGCCTATCAAACAGATATAAAATTAAGAGCAAAGAGTTTCAAGCCTTGGGTGCTAAGTTCCGATAATACTCAGGTTGGTCAAGAAGTCGAGTGGCAAACCCTATGCTCTGCTCTTGGTCCTCCGGGCGGTAACATTACCAGTTATATTAGATACGGACAAGGTATAGATAAACATATGGAACTAATGTCTTTGGGTATAGATACTGGTTTAATTAATAAAGCTGGGGCTTGGTATAACCTAGCCTTTTTAAATGATGAAAAAACAAAATTCCAAGGCACTGAAAAAATTAGAGCTTTTTTGTTAGAAAACCCTAAAGTATATGATCAATTATATATTGAAGTTAAAAAAATGATGGGATTAAAATAAATGCAAGTTAGGGATTTGGATGGTAATCTTACCACTTGGCACTTGACAGGAAACATTGTAAAGGGTAGAATCGATGGAAAGTCCTCGTTGCATCTAAGATGTAGGCTAATTTTAAAAGATCTATATCCTACGATGCAAATTTTAGAAGAAGTATCTATACAGACCAGAAAATCTGAGACTTTGTATTTGGATTTCTATCTTCCATTAATTCGAGCCTGTATAGAAACGCATGGAGAGCAACACTATAATTTTACTCCGCACTATCATAATAATAGATTAGCGTTTTTGAAATCTCAAAAAAGAGACAAGGATAAGCAAGCTTGGTGTGAGATTAATGGTATCAAATATATAGCATTACCATATAATGAAACAGACGAAGATTGGAAACAAAGGATAAATAAATGACACAATCAACTAAAGATCAAGTAAACGAATGGGATAAGGTTTTAGACGAATATGAAAAGTCCTTATCTCTATCTAATTATAGTACATCTCATAGTTTTACAGAAGATGAATTAAACGGATACTTTTCTATGACTAGGGATGTTATAGAAAAACAAACCCCCGAAAGTTGTGCGGAAATAGCAGCGAGACTGGTTCAATATTCTTTTTTTATACAAAGAACTTTAAATAGGGAGATTGCCCGATATAATTGGGCTGATGAAACTATTAAAGAGGTGATAGCTGATGAGATAAATAATTATAAGGGGTATGGATATATAGAAAAATCTTTACAGGCCATAAAACATAATGAAAAGGCTACCTCTCTAAATAAGATTAGAAAATACGCTAAACAACGTATGGATAGACTATCATATTTGGCTAATAATATCAAAAATTTATCCGATGTATTTCTAGCAGTTCAAAAGGTTAAGGTGAAACATGGATCTTAATGATTTAGTAAAAAATCCAGAGCAGATAAAAAGTCTCATAACTCTTCTGCAAACACTGGTTGATAGTCAGCAGCAACCAACGAATCAAACACCGGAGCCTGTAGCTAGAAAGACAAGAAACAAAAGAACCAGTTCAACAACTAGAACTAAAATAAACAAACAGTCTAATCATAGAGAAAATAAATTTTTGGATATGCCAGAAATAAATCTTCATAAAGAAGATATCGAGATAGATAGAAAGCTTCAAAAACTACCACCAACTCCTAGAAGCAGAAAGTTTAGACCAATAAAAGCCACATGCAGGGTTTGTGGTAGAACAGAAAATGTTAGTCCAGGTTATATGACAACAGAAATGGACAGATATAAGTGTAACAAGTGTTCAGGAGCGGCAGGCTAATGATTGTATTGAGCGATCCGTCAGCAGAAAGAGGTTTACTATCTGCTATTTATCATTTTGGCAATAAGGCTTATTCGGAAGTTTCCGATCTAGTCGATGGTAATAGTTTTACCATAGATAGCAATACGCATATTTATGCGTGTTTCAAGTATCTCTTAGATAAAGAGCAAAACCCAACGGCCGTAATGGATATCGCTTCCGTATATTCGGCAGCGAAAGAACTCGGAATAGGCCACATTCTGAACAAGAAGGAAGAAACACAACATTTAAAAGCTATTATAGATTTTCCTGCTAACATAGAAAATGTCAAGAAGTTCGCTGCTAAAATTAAAAAGCTTCATATAGCTAGAAAACTACATGAAAAACTAGAAGATGTACAAGATAAAATTTTAGATGTTAAGGGTTCCGAATCCATAACACAAATTCTGAGTTTGGCCGAAGACGCTGTTTTTAATTTTTCTTCCACTCTTGAGGACTCAGACAATAATCCTGTGCATATGTTCGGAGACCTAGAAAACTATGTTAAAGAATTAGAAGATAGTCCTATAGATCAAATCGGTATATCCACAGGGTTTCCTGTATACGATCACGCTATAGGTGGAGGCTTAAGAAAAAGTACGATCAATGTTATAGCAGCAAGACCAAAAACTGGTAAAACTCTATTATCGGACAACATGGGTATCCATATAGCTCATAAGCTTAAAATACCTGTTTTGAATATGGATACAGAAATGACTAGAAACGACCATATTAACAGACTAATTGCGATGTTAACAGAAATAGAGATCAATAAAATTGAAACGGGTAAGTTTACCGAATCAGCAGCACTAAAAGCCAAGGTTGATCAGTGTGTGGGTGAGCTTAAGGAAACACCGCTATACTATAAATCTATAGCGGGAAAATCTTTCGAAGAACAATTAGCTCTAATGAGAAGATGGCTAATAAAAGAAGTCGGTATGAATTCCGATGGAACAGCAAAAAAGTGTGTAATTTTCTACGATTATTTAAAACTCATGGACACGCAAGGAATGACACAAGATCTAAAAGAATATCAAGTTTTAGGTTTTATGATGACGGCGCTACACAATTTTGCTTGTCAATATCAGGTACCAATAGTAGCATTTATACAGTTAAATAGAGATGGTATAACAAAAGAGACTACGGATACTGCTAGCGGTTCTGATAGAATTATTTGGTTATGTAGTAATTTTACTATCTTCAAAAGAAAATCAGATGAAGAGATAGCAGAAGATGGTGGAGCTAGTGGTAATAGAAAACTGATACCGATCATTAGTCGCCACGGAGGAGGTCTTGATGACAATGACTATATCAATTGTCATATGAAAGGTTGGTGTGCTAAAATAACCGAAGGTAAAACAAAAATTGAAACCATGAATAGTGGAAACAGCGGCTCTGGGAAATTTATTGGTGGATTTGATGATACAACAACAAATGAAGAAGAAATCAGCTTTACTTGATCAAAACAAACTAAAGATTGTTTGCGATCAGCTTTGTGATAGAATAGAAGAACTTTTGGATCATTTTGATCTAGAGTATAGACATAATACAAAATTTGTATCTATGCCATGTCCTATTCATGAAGGAGATAATGATTCAGCCTTAAATATATATCATACTGGGGATACGTATAGAGGTAATTGGAAATGTAGAACACATCAGTGTGATAAAATCTTTAAAGGATCAATTATTGGATTTCTTAGAGGCTTATTGTCTAGAAGGGAATTAGGATGGACCAAAGAAGGAGACGATATGTACTCCTTTCAAGATACTATTTCTTTTGCTCTTAAATTTCTGAACCTAGATTTAAAAAATGTCAAAATTTCTAAAAACCAAAAAGAAAAAGATCAGTTTATAGCAAATGCAAAGATACTTTCTCATAATCTAAAACCGGCACACCAAAATATAACCAGATCTAGCATAAAGAGATCTTTATCGATCCCTAGCCCTTACTTTATAAGTAGAGGGTTCTCTTCCGAAATATTAAAAAAGTACGACGTAGGAGAGTGTCAGACGCCGGGAAAGACCATGTTCAACCGTGCGGTTGTACCAATTTACAACTTAGACTATGAGTATATGGTAGGATGCTCAGGCAGATCAATTGATGACAATATAAAACCCAAATGGAAACATAGTGGAGATTTTAAAGCAGAGGAAAATTTATACAACTTCTGGTTTGCAAAAGACTTTATCAAAAGAGATAATGAGGTTATACTTGTTGAGAGCCCAGGCAATGTCTGGAGACTAGAAGAAAATGGTATACATAACTCTGTAGCTACGTTTGGCGCTCATCTAACAGATAAGCAAAAAATGTTACTAGACACATCTGGCGCTATGACCATTATTGTAATAATGGATTCTGACGAAGCAGGAGAAGAAGCAAGAAAACAGATAGAAAAAAAGTGCTCTAAAACATACAATATTAAGCACATTAGAGTATCCAAGAATGATATAGCAGACATGTCGAAAGATGAAATAAATAAAGAAATTAAGGAATTGTTATGAAAACTAAAATATTGGCTTTCTCTGGCAGAAAACAATCTGGAAAAAGCACGGGTGCTGAATATGTTGAATCTATTATTACTAATCATTCATTAAATATCAATTATCAAATATATAGTTTTGCCGATCCTCTCAAACAGGACATATGTATGAATATTTTAGGTTTAACATATGAGCAATGTTATGGGTCAGATGAAGAAAAAAATACACTTACCGATTTAGAATGGGATGGTAAGAGATTAACTGCCAGAGAAGCCATGGAGATTATAGGCACAGACATTTTTCGTAGATTAAAAAATAATGTCTGGGTCGATGCTACTATAAATAAAATACAAAGAGATAATTTAGACTTAGCTATTATTCCAGATTGTAGATTTCCAAACGAAGTAGATACAATTCTAAAATATGGAGGGTATGTGATTCGATTAGATCTTGATCCATTTAATGCAAAATCAAATAGCGAATCAGCTCTAGATAAAAATAATTACTTTTGGTCAAATTTTAGTTGCATCATTCATAATAGCGGAATGACTATTAATCAAAAAAATGAAGCTATTTTACGTTTTCTTTCTGATAAAGGAATACTGAATATAAGTTAATGTGTTTATATTAGACAAAACAAAAAATGTGCTTTATCTGGTTTAGACATTTCCTTCCCTCCTGCATGGGGAGCTAAATCAAAAACACAAATCACAGCTTCTTTGGATAGGATCGATTCAGCTAAAGGGTATGTGAAAGGTAATCCTCAATGGGTACACAAAACAATTAATAGCATGAAAATGGATATGACAGACCAAGAATTTATAAAACTTTGTAAAATGGTAGCTAAAAACTCATGATAATAACATATTTTCGTAGTTCATCGTACAATACTCATAGTCTTTGCCAACAGCAATATTTTCTTGAATATGTGCTAGGTTGGAGAGGTCCGTCAGGACAAAAAGCAGATAAAGGAACTATAACACATAAAGTTTTAGAAATATTAGCCGTTATCAAAAAAGCTCAACAAGATAAAAAAAGATATATACTGGATGATGTAGTTGGTCAGATAGATACTGAAAACTATAGTCTAGATACTATTAATAAAATGGTTTACGAGTATTATGTCAAAGCTAGCCCTCATCATAAATGGACAGAAAAAGATGCCAAAGACTGTAAAGCATGGGTTGATAAGGCTATTACTCTTAATAATGGTATGTTTGATCCTAGAAATAGAGATATTCTAGAACCAGAACAACACTTCGATTTCGAAATAAAAAAACCGTGGGCAAAATATTCTTATGATACATCAGAAGGAAAACTAGAAGGATATTTAGCTCTAAAAGGAACCATAGACCTAGTAACCAAAGTTGGGGACGATACCATAGAGGTAATAGACTGGAAAACCGGTAAAAGATTAGACTGGGCTACTGGTCAAGAAAAAACCCAAGAAAAACTTGAAAACGACCCACAGCTTATGATATACTACTATGCTATCAGGCACCTGTATCCAGAAATTAAACACATAATATTCTCTATATATTTTATTAATGATGGTGGTCCTTACTCGATATGTTTCGATCAATTTGACATGCATAAGACTGAAGATATGCTTCGTAGAAAATTCGACATTATAAAAAATACAAAAAGACCTTTATTAAATAAAAGCTGGATGTGTAGCAAGTTATGTCATTTTGGTAAAACAACATTTGAAAACACTCATATAGAACCGTTACAAGAATATCGCTCTGGTCAAACTTGTACATTGGGTTCCACTATGACAAAGTGCGAACAGGTTAAACACGACATCGATTTGCATGGAATGCCTGATGTGGTAAACAATTACAAAAATAAACAACATTCATTTGGTTTCTATAAATCCCCAGGCGAGGCTTGAATATGTCTTCTAAAATTTATGTACCTCTACACGCTCACTCACATTATAGTTTATTAGACGGCATCAGTAAACCTAATCAAATAGCGGAAAGGTGCAAATCTAATGGAATAACATCCTGTGCATTAACTGATCATGGTTCTATATCAGGAGCTGTTTCTTTTTACAAAGAAATGAGATCAGCCGGGATTAAACCAATTTTGGGATGTGAAATGTATATATCCAAGCAAACATCTAAGAATAAAACTAAAAATAATGCTGATTTATCTCATATGCTGGTATTAGCGAAAAATTTAACAGGTTGGCACAATCTGATTAAACTAGTGTCTACTTCTAACTTTGAAGACAACTACTATTACAAGCCCAGACTTTCATTAGATGAGTTTTCAAATCTGTCATTAGACGGGCTACTATGTATAACGGGTCATGCTGGATCAAATTTAGCCGATGCTATTATGGATAATCCAGAAACAGGGTCACTAGATCCTGACTATATCAATAAAACAAACAGAATTATTAGTCAATTAAAAAATTTATTTGGTGCCAATAATATCTTTCTAGAGGCACAGTTAATGGATAAAGAATATTATACCAATCAAATAAAATTAACAGAAATAATAAGAGATTTGGGTAAGAAACATAACCTTAAGGTTATCGCTACCAACGACGCCCACTATGCTGAAAAAGAAGATGCTATAGATCAAAGAGTATTATTATGCAATACTTTAAAAACTACTATACCGGAAATTAATAAAAAAATCCTGAATAATGAAAGTGTGCCTTTAGGATGCTTTTTTAGATCGGATAATTTTTATATATTGTCTCCCGATGAAATGAACGCATTGCACACCGAGGAAGAAATAGAGAACACTCTATATGTTGATAGTCTATGTGAAAATTATGATATTTTAAAGAAACCACAGCTACCAAAATTTATAGACCAAGAAGATGAAAGATTAAGACAGCTATGTAGACAGGGTTGGTTGGATAGGGGAATGAACAATCTATCTAAAGAACAACAAGATATATATGTAGAAAGAATCAAAGAAGAACTAGGCGTTTTACAGGGAGCGGGTTTGTCTGGCTATTTCTTAATTGTTCAAGATATTGTGAACTATGTTAGATCTCAAAATTTATTACCCGGCCCAGGTAGAGGTAGCGCCGCTGGGTGTTTAGTTTCATACCTGATAGGTATCACATCTGTAGATCCGATTAAATATAATCTACTATTCGAAAGATTTTATAATGCTGGTAGAAATACATCAGATAGAATTTCCATGCCAGATATAGATATTGACGTTCCTATGACTTATAGAGATCAAATTATTCAATATATTAAAGACAAGTATGGTGCTCAAAACGTATCACAAATGATTACTTTTAATACTCTAAAGGGAAGAGGGGCTCTAAAAGAAGTATTGAGAGTATACAACAATATAACATTCGATGAAATGAATCAAATTACTAAAAATATACCAGAAGAATCTAAGATTGCCGATGATCTTCAAGAAATGAAAGAAGACACCGGAGAAGCATCAATTATAAGATGGGCTTTAGAAAACTCCCCAGAAAAATTCAGAGATTGGTGCGAATTACAAGAAGACGGTACATGCACAGGACCATTTGCTAAAAGATTTGAACAAGCTATGAGATTAGAAGGTATCAAATGTACTCAATCCAAACATGCCGCAGGAATAGCTATATCTGCTTCTAGTCTTAGTGAGATATGCCCAATGGTGTATGATACTAAAACAGGTAACACGATAGCCGGTATGGAAATGCAAGATTTAGAGTCTTTAGGTATTGTTAAGTTTGATATTTTAGGCATAGGTATGCTAGATAAAATTATGTATATACAGTCTTTATTAAAGGAGAATAGTCAATGTCAAACAGCGTAACATTTGGTTCATTAGCCGTTAATTCCGCTTTTGTATATAACGGTGTTAATTGTGTAAAAACAGAAACGGTAAGAGTGTCATGCTGCAAAACTGTTAATGCTGTGAATACTCAGAGTTCAGAAAGAATTTACATACCCGATGACGCATCTGTTCAAGTAAATTAATTATAGTTAATAGGAATTAGTTTTAGGAATGCCTCATACTTTAGAGATATTAGACGGTAAGTTATATGCGTATGGAGATAATTCTTTTGGCCAACTGGGGTTAGGCCACAATAGAAGAGTTATGGAGAAATCCATAGTATTAACAGACACACCCAGCGACAACATATCGTGGATAAATTATGCTGTGGGTCGCTTTCATTCTGTTGGGTTAAAACAGGATAATTCTCTATGGGTTTGGGGAGATAATAGATTTGGTCAATTAGCACAAGATATTAATGTAGAATTTTCTAATAAACCTATAAAAATAAATATCCCTCAATTAGAAAATATAACTAAAAAAATAGAATTAATTACTGGTCATTATTTCACTCTCTTCTATCAATACTTGGAAAAGGGTTATGGTTTTGGAGAATTTGAAAACTTTGATTCTGATTTTGTAGGCCAGTACAGAGAGATAACCCCTCTAATACCATCAAACGGTGTTAACAGCTGGGTTACTATAGATACCGGCCCCAAAACTATAGTTGGTTTAAATGGTCAGGGCGGATATAAATACTCGGACTGGTCTGGAGAACTTTTTTCAAAAACATACGTGAGATATGAATCTCTTAAATTAGGAGATATATTTACATTATACGATCCAGGCAATAGGGATAGGGCTTTGTATAAAAAGGTAAGAACTTTTTCTAAAGGAAGAGGATGTTGTCCTGTTAATGCATTATGTCTACATAGAATGTATAGAGAATTAGTAAGTAATGTTCCTCCAAATATTTTTATATTAGAGAGTCAAATTAGTGTTTTTGATATGTTAGATCCTGAAGCTAGAGAAGAGTTTGGCAAACCACTCTTATCTGTTCGTGAAAAATATGGTACAGATTTTATTTTCAAATCTGCAATTTCTCGTCATGCTAGTTTATCCAAGTATAAAGGCATCGATCCGTGGACAATGAATGCTATGTTTATGATGACTAACTCTATAAACACATTAGATATGATACTATATGATAGTTTATATTTCTCTGATGATTTAAACGAACCATTAAATGAACAAACACTAGTAGAAAAAATATCAGCTAAAGAAATTTTTGAGCCATATAATGAATTTGATTTACCTCCTTATTTATTGCAAAAATCTGGTTACGAGGTAAAGTTATCTAGTTATACTCTAGGAAATGATATGGCTCTTAGTTCTTTAAAAGATACATATTTTAATACAGATCAAGATATGAACAATCGTAAAGTGTATTCTACTCCTTTCGGTGGTACTAGTAGAAATACTCAGTGGTCTTCTACTCAGTATCCGTATCTATATAAAAAAAATCCTATTACAAATAAGCCTATGAGATTTACTTTTAGTACAAGATACGGCTATGGTATACCGGTTTATAGATCCAAAACAGGCAAGCTAACAGATTTTGATAGTGATAATCCTGCTGAGATTTATTATGACGATAACAAAAAACATCAAGGAATACTAGGAGCCCCATATGACGGAGAACCCAAATATATTAGGGATTTGGAACAAGACGATTCTTTGTATACCAAAGAACTGCTAACACATATTATAGATCTTCCCATAGATGAAACGGGCCAGATAATATCTGCTAAATATATTGTTAATAGTCCGTATCTGGTTAGATACTCAATGGAACTTACTGGTAGTTCTTTTAAACAAGCTTTTATGGATCCTACCAAAAGAATTTCTACTAAATATAATGGCAATATTAATACTGTTATTGAAGACACTGCTGGAGATCCTATGATGTTTTATACTCTAGTACCGGACCCAACATACACAGGTATAGCGGCATCACCTCCAAAAATTCAAGTCTTTTATATTGGTGATGTCACTAGGTCTTTGATAGAAATTTTATTAGACGAAGACACACCAGCAAGAGAGGTTCACGATTATTTTGGAATTAGTAAGGTTACATTGGATCAAATGTGGACGCTGGTAAAAAATGCAACTTATCCTTATAAAACTGACGAAAAAACAGCATTTGCCAGACTCAGCTCCTTGTTCTATAATAAACTAAAGGATCAGCCAGTTATCAATGAGCTGGCGGAGGATGTTGTACAAACAGGTATAGACACTAGTAATAGAGATCAATTTTATAACTACGGCACTTTGCAAAAAACTTGTAATACAGGAAGAGTTATAACTTGTTTCTTTTTTGAAGGAAGTATTAACTTACCTTATCTCGGTGCTTCTTGTTGGACAGATAGGGCTGATAGATCAAAATTAATTATTTTCGGGAATTATATAGAAAATTTTAAACCAGGAAAAACAATATTGAGATACGAAACTTGGTCTGGTGATTCTTCTAAAACGAAAGCCGGAAATGATGTAAAAACTTTTACTCCACTTGGGGGTGTTATTATCGCTAAAGACGCATATCAAGAACATTCCACAACTGTTGACATTATCGAAGCATCCTATGACCCATCCGAATATAGAACAATTGTACAATTGAGGAATCCATTTTTAAATAACTATCTTATGGGTAATCTTTTATTTGGTAAAGACGCTTCCTACCAAGCTATGCCATTCATATATTTTAATTCTATAGCCTCTATTACGGAGAAACTACAGAGCGTACCAGCTCCATTAGTAACATGAAAAATAAAATTTGCGTTTTTGATTTTGAAACAGATGGTTCGGATCCCACTGTTTGTAGTCCTGTACAGATAGCTGCTATTATTATTGATCCCTATACATTAGAGGTGGTAAAGGATTCTGAATTTAACATATCAGTTAAACCCGATCTATTAGAAAAAGACCCTGATCATGATTATAGCTCCAGCGATATATTAGATTTTCATTCTAGGGTCAGAGGATGTTCTTCTGAGGAAATACTTAACTCATGGAAAAATAGTGTATCCCAGCAACAGGCTTGGCAAGCATTCAACAGTTACCTATTGATGTATCACTATAGTAATAGTGGTAAAAAAAGCCAATTTACAGCACCTATAGCAGCCGGGTATAATATACATAGGTTCGATCTTAAAATTGTGGATAGATATAGTAAGCAATTCGGTTATGTCAATAAAGAAAATACGTCTTCTATTTTTTATCCTAGAGACGTTTTGGATATTATGAATTTAGTATTTTATTGGTTTGAAAATATCTCAGAGGTCAAAAGTCTAAGTTTAGATAATATGAGGGATTATTTGGGTATTTCAAAAGATGGGGCTCACGATGCCCTAAAAGATGTTAAAGATTGTGCTGGAATATTATGTCGATTTTTAAAATTACATAGGAATTTATCTCAAAAAGTTAAGTTTAAGGACGCTTTTTTAAATTATGCTGAAGCTAGATAGTATAGATACTAATTGTCCAAAAACCTGGGCTCTTTTATCCGAAGGTAACACAAAAGGATGTTTCCAATTAGAATCTAGGCTTGGTCAATCTATGTCTAAGAAACTTAAACCTTCTAATATAGAAGAGTTGGCGGCTTTGATCTCTATTATGAGGCCGGGATGCTTGGAAGCTGTCAGAGATGGTAAAACAGTGAGTCAGCATTTTATAGATAAGAAAAACGGACAGGAATCTATTGATTATTTTCATACATCTCTAGAATCTATATTAGAGAGTACATATGGAGAAATGGTTTATCAAGAGCAGGCAATGCAAATAGCACAAAAAATAGCAGGCTTTAACCTACAAGAAGCCGACGAACTAAGAAAAAGTATCGGAAAGAAAAACACCCAGCTTATGGCAAAAGTTAAAGGTAAGTTTTTATTAGGAGCCAAAAAACTAGGTATGGTTAAAGAATCAGAAGCCGAACAAATTTTTAGCTGGATTGAAAAATCACAGAGATACTCATTTAATAAATCACATGCTGTAAGTTATGCTATCAATGGTTATTTATCGGCTTATTATAAAGCTCATAATCCATTAGTTTTTTTTACATCTTATCTTAGATTCTCTAAGGATAAAATCAATCCACAAGAAGAAGTAAAAGAACTTGTTAACAATGCTATAGAGATGGGCATAAATGTTTCAGGTCCATCGATTGTTAAACTAAATAAAGAATTTGAATTATTTGAAGACACAATAGTTTTTGGTTTCACAAATATTAAGGGTGTTGGCGAATCGGTATATGACAAGTTAATCCTTTTAATAAATGAAAATAATTTTAATTATAAGAAAGACAATGTTTGGAAATTATTGATATTGATACTTTCCAATATAAATATTAATGCAGCAAAAGCTATCGTGACATCTGGGGCATTAAACATATATAAAAAGTCTAGAAAGGAATTATGTTTTTGCTTAGATGTTCTAAGTAATTTGACTAAGAAAGAGAAAGAGTACATCCATACGCTAGACCTGAATAAATTTAACACTTTTTTAGGTATTATGGAGCATGTCTATCTTAACTATAAACTAACAAAAAATAGAAAAGAAATCTTTCATAACCATATTAATAATTTAAAAAATCCTCCATATTCATTAATGGATAATCTACAATGGATTGCAGAGAACGAAACATATCTATTTGGAGTATCTATAACTTGTAATAAATCTGATGCTTATTATAGCGAAATCAATACAATATCCTGTCAAGAATATAAACATCAGATAGCAAAGAAAAAGCTATCAGTTATAGCAGAAATACAGAGAATTAGTGTTATAAAAACCAAAAAGGGACAGAATCCAGGAATGGATATGGCTTTTTTAGAACTAGGGGATAGTACAGGAACAATAAAGTCGGCAGTATTATTCCCTGAACAATATCAAAAATATAAAAATTTTCTCACAGACGAAGCTGTTTTGGTTTTTTCTGGTACAAAATCCAGTAAGAGCGATAACAGTTTTATCATAGAAAGATGCGTGATGCCGAGTTCTTGACATTCTCGGCCCGTCGCATACTATAAGACAGCGGTTTGGTTTTGGTTTACTACTTCAAGGAGATTTTAAATGAATATTGTGATTTTACGCGGCAATCTAGCTAGGGATCCAGAGTTAAGAACTATCAATGGCGGAACAGACAGGGAGACATCGGTAGTTAATTTTACCGTGGCTGTATCTCGTGACTTTGTAAAGTCTGATGGAACGAAGGATAAGATTACGTCTTTCATCAACTGCGAAGCATGGGATAGTGGAGCCCAGCTTATCGCTTCTTCTTTCAAGAAGGGCGATTTGGTATTTGTCGAGGGTTCTATTAGAAATGACTCGTGGGAAAAGGACGGGGTTAAGCATAGCACTCTTAAGGTTAGAGTTAATAATTTTTCTAAGATTGCTAAGGTTAACAAGACCACTCAGAACGCATCCACCGAATCTGTGGCCTTCTGATCAAGGAATAGTAGTCCGAATGCTAAGATGGCTGCACTAACCATGCAGCCTTTTTAGTATCCTAAAGGTACAATTATGAATAAACCCAAAATCCTGATGTGCTCTGAGGCTTCTTATCTTCAAACAGGATACAGTACTTATAGTAAAGAGGTGCTATCGAGACTGTATAAGACCAATAAATACGAGATAGCAGAATTCGCATCTTATGGAATGATGGGTGACGAAAGAGAGTCCTCGGTGCCATGGTTATTCTATCCAAATGCAGTAACACCTTCTGACAAAAGATATAAGGAATACGCATCGGCTGCTGATAATGTATTCGGAAAGTGGAGGTTCGACAGGGTTGTATTTGATTTTAAACCAGATATAGTTTTTGATATTAGAGATTTCTGGATGAATTCTTATCAATCAAAGTCCATATTCAGGCCCTGCTATAATTGGGTTGTAATGCCAACTGTTGATTCTGCTCCTCAACAAGAAGGATGGATCGATATATATGGTCAAGCCGATGCTGTTCTTGGCTATTCTGAGTGGGCTGGTACTGTCTTAAAAGATCAATCCAATACTCATATTAATTATGTTGGAGAAGCTTCTCCAGGAGTAGATCTGGATGTTTTTAGACCTCTAAATAAAACCAAATGTAAGGAGTCGCTAGGGATACCAGAATCTTTTACTCTAGTGGGTTCTGTAATGAGAAACCAAAAAAGAAAACTACTACCAGACTTATTCAAAGCATTCAGAGATCTGCTTAATAGATATCAGACAGAAGAAAATGATATAGGAGAAAATTTATATCTATATTTGCACACATCCTATCCTGATATGGGCTGGGATATACCAGCATTACTAAAAGAAAATTCTATATCAAATAAGGTATTGTTTACATATCACTGTAAATCTTGCGATAGAACACACGCATCCACATTTACTCATGCTATTAAACATTGTCCATTTTGCAAAGCCGAAGCTTGTAGATTTCCTTCTTCCAATAATGGCGTATCTAACGATCAATTATCTGTTATATATAATACTTTCGATATTTATGTACAGTATGCTATTTGTGAGGGTTTTGGTATGCCTCAAGTCGAAGCTGCTGCCTGCGGAGTGCCGGTAGCTTCTGTAGATTATAGTGCCATGTCAGACATTGTAAGAAAATTAAATGGCTATCCGATTAGAGTTGAAAGATACTTCAAGGAAATGGAAACAGAAGCATATAGAGCATATCCAGACAATAATCATTTAATTCAAATACTACAACAGTTTCTAGTTCTACCAACTCCAGTAAGACAAAAAAGAGGGTTTGAAACAAGAAGATTGGTTGAGGAATTTTACAATTGGGATATTGTTGCTAAAAAATGGGAAACAGTATTTGATCATATCTTAGCACAGCCAAATAAAAAAACGTGGAATCATAAACTTCATATTATGAAACCAATAGATAAAGACAATTTACCAAAATTCAATAATAATTATGAGCTATTATCATATATTTTTGATAACAACTTAAGAAACCCTTCCGGTTTTTATGATCATTTAAATTTATATATGTTGAAGCATATTGATTATGGTTTTGTTGTTGACGGAGGAGAAATAAAGCCTTATAATATCAATAACTACATTAGTCTTCTGAATGATTATATTAAAGCCAATAATGTTGGCTATCAGTTAATGAACGAATCTGTTAAAGCCAATACAGAAGATTATTTAGTTTATGCCCACTCTAGACTCAATAAAAAACAAAAGTTAATCCAAATTAATAACAAAAAATGAAGAATATACTCTATATAGCTCCATATAGACAAAAAGACGGGTGGGGACAAGCAGCGTATAATTATCTACAAAGTATAATTTATGCTAAAGAAAAGCTTGGATATAGTCTAAAAATCGCCCCTGTTTATTTTACTGGACAAGTATGGGAATCGCTAAAAACAAAACAAAAAGACGAATTATCTCATTTATCTAGTTTTGAAAACGCAAACATAGACAAGTTTGATACAATTATTCAAAAGGGTTTACCAGAGTCTTTATGGTATAATAATAATACAAATAATATAGCCATAACAGTACTTGAAACACAAAATTTACAGCATACAAAAAACAAACACATATTAAATAAATTCAACCACATACTGGTACCAAGCACAGTAGAAAAAACAACTCTGCAAAAAGCTGGGGTAATCACAAACATACAAAATATTTTAGAGCCTATAGATACTCAAGAGATAGATAACTATATACAGAAAAATCATGAATTACCAAGGAATAAATACGCTAATTATGTTAAGTTCTATTTTATAGGTGAATTTGTTCCAAGAAAAAATATTATTGATCTTATGATAGCATTTTCACTAGCTTTTAAGTCCAGTGATAAAACGGTATTGTTTATCAAAACATCCAGCTCTGCTAATATAGAGCAATTAAATACTACTCTTAAAGAACGTTTTGATTCTTTAAAACACGGTTCATTAAATCATAACATAGTATTTCTTAATAAAAGGCTACCAAGAGAAGAGCTACTAAATCTTCATAATGTATCAGATATTTTTATTTGTCCTTCTCAGGGAGAAGCTTTCTGTATACCATTAGCAGAAGGTATGAGATTTGGTAATGTTCCGATAGTTGTAGAAAATACCGGACCGGTCTCTTTTGTTAATGACGCAAACGGATACATCATTCCTGCAAAACCAGAAATCTGTTTAAGTGATGATGGTTCCGCTACTCTTGATACATATAGCAGTAATGAGACGTGGATGCATCCAACAATATACGATATAGTACAAGTTCTTAGAAAAGCTAGACTTGATCTACTAAGCAATCGAGATCTAATGCTATCTAAGAAACAAAAAGCCAGAGAAACAACTGAGGCTTTTACTTATCAAGCTATAGGAGAGAAGATATGTTCTTTGGAGATAATGTAGGCAATACTATACAAAGATTAACAAACACTAGTTTATATCGTATTCTTTATAGACCTCATGGTAGCTGTTTTGATCATTTTATCAGACACAGTGTTGCCCAAAAAACAGAAAAGTTTTTCATATCTAACAAAGTAATAGTAGATAAAGCCATCAATCTAATTGATAGTTATAGTCTTGAAGAATTACTAAATACAAGATTGGTTGTGCCATATAATTTTCAGATGTGTAGCAATGTTAATAAAAACATAGAAGCAACGCTAACGTCACATATACCGCTAATATATCTTATCCACACCAAGGAGGATCTGATAGATTTAGAAAGCAATATTTTGGGTAATTATCCATATATTATGCTAATAGCTAATAAAGCATTATATGATATAGCATTATCTTTAGATTTAGATATTAATCGAATCTTCTACCTACCCTTCACTGTTCAAGACGATTTAGAAAACAGGATACAAAATAAGGGAAAAACAGTAGATGTATCTATCTTTTTAGGTGGTCAAGATATTAAGCAAACAACATCTATAGTAAATAGACTTAAAAATTTGAATCTAAAAGTAAATATTTGTCGTAATAATTTTTCATCTAATACATTAATAAATATATTCGAAACGTCTAAGATTATTATTGAATTAAATCCAACTAATATATACAATATTATTTACTCAATTAATTGTGGAACCCCAGCATTAATTTATAACAAAGACCATCAAGGCAAACAAGATTATGTTTATCGTGATTTTGATGAAATGGTATCAAAAATTACACATTTCACTAATAACACAACGAGTTTACCTAAAATAGGTTTTGCAGAAGAAGGGGCTTCGGATATAGACAGTATACTAGAAAATATTAATAATAGAGGACTAGCATTATGAGCAACATACATATTTATATAGCAGAACCTAGTAATAAAGAGGAATATCAGTTATCTATACAAGAGGCTCAGGAATTAACCAATGGTACATGTGAAAGTATAATTTTTCAAGAGATTAATTATATTGATTTTGAGGATGTCTCTAGCTTATTGTCTCTGCTTTTTGATAAAACCGCCTATGGGGGCTCATGCTTTATACAGTTTAATCATTTAGAGTCTATTATCAATGACTATAATTTCAATAAAATTAATGAACAGAAACTAAATGAATTAATATTTAAAGGTAGAAGGAACCTTTTGAACGAAACATCAATGATATCAATCATAACTAATGTGGGTTTTTATATTAAGCATTTAGTATATGATGAATATTTAATTAAACTAGAAATTGTTAAGAGCGTCAGTAATGAATAACAAGATATCTTATTATTGTATAGTTTTTCTAGAATTCTTTAATGAAAATATACTAGAACAGTTATTGTCATTACAAGATGTAAATTATTTATCTATAGTTTATAAACCTAACTATCTTTATGGGCTCAATAATTTAGTCAAATATTTAGAACCTAAAAAAACGCCATATAGATGGAAAGTGCATAGTATTGTTAGGTCCGAAATAAGCGACGGCGAAATTGTAGACACAATTTTAGATACAAACTATAATCAAAGTCACACATCTCATTTAATTATTTCCAAATCTCCTAAGCTACTAAATAATAACTTTATTAATCAAGCTAATGAAATCATTACAAATTCTAAATATTCATCAGATCTATTCGGAGCTATCAGCTCTAATAATCCATATGATATTTTCTGTACAGCAGTATCTATTTATAATTCTAATGAAAAAAATAGAGATTGTGATATATTGAGTAAAATCAAAGCTTTAGACCGAAAAATATATGAAGTATAATTTGGTTTTATTACATCATGAACAAACCAAAGGCATGAAATCTTTTGGGCCCAAAGCCCTTCTTAAAATCAAACTGCATAATAAAACAGACATAGTTATTAATCATCAATTAGAACAAACAAGCTCTAATATTGACAAAGAATCAAGAATAGTTATCGTTGTTGGTTTTGATAAAGAAAGACTAATAAAAAAATTGGACATTTCTAAAAAGCATAAAAACACTATTATAGTAGATAATACAGAATATAAAAAATGGAATCAGTCATACGCTATGATGCTAGGATTACAACAAATAGACAATGATCTGCCAACTCTTATAATGGATTCTGGTGTTTTGTTACAAAAACCATTTTCATTTGCAGAGAACTTAAGTTTAGATAATAACATTATATTTACCAACAAGTCTAACAAAGAATTTGATATAGGATGTACTGTACATGATACAAATGTAGAGTATATGTTTTATGATCTAAATCCTAAATGGATTAATATGCTATCGATTTGTCCAAAATATAAAACAAAAATACAGACCCTTTCAAAATTACATAAGAATTCAAATATATTCGAAATTATCAACTATTCCTTAAAAGAATGCAATACCAAATTCATACCAATTGATAGTAAAGTCTACTATATTAAAAACCAAAAACACAAATTAGTTAAATAATATGTTCTTATTACAGTCAACAAGCAATATTTTTACTAAGCATTTTATATATGATATGTCCTTGATCGAACAGCCAATGGCTATAGTTCCAGGAAAATTATTCGATCAGTATCATATGCATAAAAAAGATATATCGGGTTATTTATTTCAGTCTTCAATGATCAATAAAGAAATTATAGACTTTATTCAAAAATTTAACAAATATACCAAAATTTATTTATACTTCGATAAATTTAACTTACAACTATACAATGATGCCTCTTCTATGATCAGATGTATAATTAGAGAAGATTTGGCAACATCCAAACAATCTCAAATCAAACAGAAAAACACTATCAAGGCTAATGCTATGTATAGCGAACAACTAATTAATAGTGTAAAATTACCAGATAATAGAATAGAGACAGAAGATATTTTAGCAGATATATCTGATATAGAGAAACTACAGGAATCTTTAGAAAAGATCTTATATCCTAATAGTAAACTTAAAATTAAACTTTTTAATAGTTCTACTATTAATGTCTCTCAAAACTTAGGTTTTGTGGATGATGAGACGATGGTAAGGATGATAGATAGTTGCAAACTATATATTGATACTAATTTAAATTATCTTTTATATGCTCTTATACTAGATAAACAAACAATAGCTTTAGAAAATAATAGCTTTTTGAAAAAAACAAAAGAAATAACAGAGGATGTCATATCGTCTGTGGATAAATCTAAATTACAAATTAATGATATAGTCAAAAACTCTTATAAAAATTTTATACAAAAGCATATATTATGAAACAATCGATTGGTTTTCTATCTATAGAAATTGATAATAGTACAGAATCTAATTTTATTGTTAACTATATAAATAGTTTAGCAACAAAATATCCATATACTGATATGATACTATTTAATTCCGTATACAACAGACAAGATGAATCATTAAACAAATTCTCGACATTACACATTAATGAAGCAAAGTTTTTTACATCCCCAATTATTGCTTTTAATCTAAAAAATATGCTTTTTCTAAAACATTGTATTTGTAAGAAAATTTTCTACGCCTTAAGGCCCGAGTGGTTAGTAATGAACAAAAGTATTAACTATACAGACCTGAAGGCTTTATACGAAGAATCTTGCGATGTTTTAATGATTCCTAACCAAGAGGATCAAGAATTATATTCTTTGTGTTGGAAGAAACCGGAGGTTGTCGAGCCATCAAATTATCAGAAAGTAATGGAATATGCAAAACTATAACAAATTAACAGATACCGATAAAAAAAAGATAATTCAAGATCTTTATGTGACCAAACAATTAAGCTTTGCAGACATTGCTCAAAACTGTGGTACTTATGCTAATAAAATTAGAAGAGACGCACAAAAATTTAAAATACCAATAAGAGATAAAAGCTCTGCTCAAAAGAACGCTTTACAAAAAGGAAAGCATAAACATCCAACCAAAGGTAAAACCAGAGATGCCTCAGTTAAAACAAAAATAGGCATGTCCATAATGAACCATTGGCAAAATTTATCAGAAAACGAGTTAGCCCAAATAAAACAAAAAGCAAAAGACAATTGGAACAAACTGTCGGAAGATGAAAAAGAAAATATGAAACACAGCGCCCAAGAAGCAGTAAGACAATCTAGTAAAACAGGATCAAAGCTAGAGAAGTATCTACTGAATAAACTCTTGGAGAATGGTTGGAAGGTGGATTTTCATAAGGAGCAAATGCTACTAAATACCAAGTTGCAAATAGACCTGTTTCTACCTACCATAAATACAGCAATAGAGGTTGATGGACCTTCTCATTTTGTTCCTGTATGGGGTGATGAATCTCTAAAAAAGAATATCAAGTATGATAATAAAAAAACAGGACTAATATTAGGTAAAGGTTTGGCCTTGATTAGAATAAAACAGCTCAAGGATTTTTCTCCAACTAGAGCTGAATTAATCTATACTAAATTAGAAGAAACCCTTAAGAACATAAAGAAAAATTTTCCGGACCCTAGTAAAAGATCAATTAATATAGAGGATGAATAATGAGTAAGAAAAAGGACAGTGTTAGTAAAGAAGAGGTTGTACAGGCGGCATCGACGGAGAGCGGGGATGTGGTAGTAAAAAGACCCGTTACTATTCATGATATTGAATGGACGGACCATGTTCTTAGTCTTTTGACCGATGACGAAAAGATTAGTGGGAATCCCACAACAGACGGATTAAGAAGAGTATTTGAAATTGCTCTTAATTGTAGAGTTTTGGCTTCTACTACCCAAGTGGCCCAATCTCCTTCACCAGAAAACGAAAAAAGAGCTACCGTGGTACACTCCATAACCTATCGTTTAAATCCTGAGTCCTCGGACCCCAATAATTTAAATACATTGGTTGTAGAGGGCGCTGCGGACGTTTATTGGGGTAACTGTGACAAGATATACCGTAACCATCCGGTCGCTGTTGCAGAAACCCGAGCGGAGGGTAGGGCTTTACGCAGAGGGTTAAGATTAAGAAAGGTTGTAGCAGCGGAAGAGGTAGCAAAAGAAATAGAGGATCATCCGGATGGGTTAAATGTTAGTAAAATTAGTCCTAATCAAATTAATTTCATTGACGTTATCTCAAAAAGAGTTAATATAAATGTGAAGGGTCTATTGTCAAATCTTGGCATAGAACATTCGAATATTTATGAAATATCTCATGAAAACGCTGTTGTGGTATTGAGAGAACTATCAAAATTACAACAAAATTTGAATGATATACCTACTGATATTATGGGCTATGACGCAAACTGGAGATAACTATGAAATTAAGGTATAAAGTTGGTGATAGATTAGAGTTCGAGCTTGAAGGAGCTGGACAAAAAGAAGTATTTAAGGAATTAGCAGCGATACAAGAAATCTTCGGTGAAGAATCTTGTGGATTATGTAAAAGCCATAATCTGAGATTCGTTGTGAGAAATGTTGATGGTAATGATTACTTCGAACTAAGATGCGCAGATTGTGGTGCTGTATTGGCTTTCGGTCAACACAAAAAAGGCGGCACATTATTTCCTAAGCGCAAAGATGATGAAGGTAATTATCTACCGAATAGAGGATGGCACAAATGGAGTAAAGAAAAAGACGCTAAGTAAAATGTCTTTTTTGTTGGATCATGTTTGTTTCATAGCAGATAAGGGTTCTGTGAGATTTCAGGACCTTTTGGAACAAATATCTATTATACAAGGTATTTGTGGGAGTATTTGCTATACTTACAAATATAATGAATCCAATATAGATAATAATCTTTTCTATAGTTATTATGGTTTACCTCCATTTAATAGAAACCCAGTATATAAGCTATCATATAAAGAATACTTTTCTACTAGGGCTTTTGCTGTTGTCTTAAATCATTTAGAATCTTTTAAGATAGTATCAAAAAAAGATCCAAACAACTGGTCTATGATTTGTGAAGATGATATACTTATAGATGATAAAAATAATTTTGCTAATAATTTAGAACTGATATTTAACGATAAACCTCAAGACTCGGACATATTATGGGTTTCATCCGGAAAGAGAGATCTAAACTGCACATATAGAAACATTACGGGAGAGGATCCTAGTAGTTCATTAAATTATAAGTGTGATACTAGATTTTTCAAAGTGTCAGAATCTCGATATGCTGACTGTGTTCTATTAAAGAATTCCGTAGCAGAAAAATTTTTAAAAGAAGCAGAAATATATAAAATATCTTATCCGATAGATTGGGAATATAATTTTTGGTTAAAAAATAATCCACAAATTAATTCGTATTGGCTACAACCCGCTATTATTAGGCAGAATCCTAAGTTTCTCAATTAGCTAGTTGGGTCTACCGGCCCCCATTTCCCAACAGGACAAGATTGATCTGCCCAAGCTAGTTTATTCATATAGATTTTTTCTCTAACTAGATTACATCCACATTTAGTGCATGTATTATTTTTGAAAAACTCACACTGAGTACATATATTGTATCTATAATGTATTTGTTCATCTGTACATTTGGGACTACCAGCCAAAGCGTGTTTAGTGGCAGATTTAGTAAAGTTAAGAACTTTTTCCATTAGAGAAGGAGGTTGTAGTGGTGTTTCTACTTTTTTATCTTGTACCTCGACTTCAGAGACTCTAATACCATAATTTTCTGGATTATTTAAACTCATTTTTTTAGGACATATCATTATGGGTTTCTCTAATCCACTATAAGATATAAGTATTCCGCACGTATTGCATCTATATTCATTGTGATCGACTCTAACAAAGTCACACGTAAAATCATAAATATTCATAGGGCAGATCTTTCTCTATCAAAGAATCCAGAATTATCATACTCATACGGCACCCACTTATAATGATTTTGTGTTACAAATGTGTCAACTCCAAAGGTATCTTGAGTTGATATCTTCTGTCTCTCTCCAAACCAAGCTCTAAATATCATCTCATTAAGCACTTGATAAAATGGAGGAGTCTTATTAATTCTAGTTCTTTCATTATAAAGATTTTTAGGATTTGTTTCATGGCATTCCCAGAAATATAATTGACTTTGATTGACAGCATTTTGACCAAGCGTTATTGTAAAATCTGTTTGTATTTTTCTAGGTATATATTTAAATCTTACTCTAATCTCTTCGCTATTTCCTAAAAGCTCCCTTGCTGATATAAAACCGTGTGCGGCTTCGGGAACATAATATCTAAAAGCCAAATCAAGTCTGACAATAGAATCATTCTTAAACTCCCCACAGCCCATATAAAAATTTTGAGTAGTCTCTCTTAATTCATAATTTACTTGTGGACATTTTTGATTACCAGACTCCAAATAGAAAACAGATAAATTTTGTGACGAGGATGTTGTTCCAGCAGCAGCATCTTCTGGGGTTAACGGCCCGACCATCTGAGTATTACATACGTTTTGACAAGCTAAAGAAGCCCAATTAGCGCCAAGATAATCACACCCCTGCTTAATAGAATATGGTATCTTAGAACTAGAAGCTAGTGCTCCACTAGCATCCATAGGTATAGAAATCCAATAATAATTATCGTTATAATTCAGAATATTATTTCTGGCTACAGCGCCTCCTTCTGATGCTTCTTCTGTTGATGTCGGAGCATTTGATCCTGTCGCTCTAGAGAAAATATTGCTTGGTCCAAGTTTTACTTTTGAAAAAATATTCTCAAATTGTATCACTCCACTAGATAATGTAGTAGACTCTAATAAAAAGTCCTTATCGGCAGTTCTTAGATTGTTAACATCTTCATAAATTCTTTCTTTATTATTCCATCTATATATTATATATGTTTCATTAGGTATAATTTCTTGTTTATAATATCTTCCTGCTGTTCCTACTTTTGGTAAAACCTGACCGCTTGGTACTACAACAATATCTCCAGACGGATTATCATTATTCCAGACCCCAGACAATAATGCTGGATCTAAAGTTAAATCATAATATGGCAAATAATATTTTGCTATATTTTTATCTAAATAATACTTTTCATATTTAGAAGAACCGAGCTCAAAATCAAATAACTTTCTATTTGCGTCTGTAATACTAAAGATATTATGAGCATAAATTCTATTTTTAATATCCCTAATATCTGTTGGATAGCCAGTATATCTAATATATTCATTATTAACAGACTGAGCATATGGATTTGGTGGCATGTTAGAATATTTAATTCTAGGATCATATTTGAATCTAACAATTTTATTAATATTATTATTGTTAATTATTTTAATTCTACCACAATAATCAGCTTTACCAAAATGATAATCAAAATTATGTAGTCCTAGTAGGTCTGGCGTTTTTACTATTGGGTGTATTTGAGGATTATTTTTGTCAGATCCCCAGCCATATGAACCCTCCGAGAACAATTGGTCTTTTATGTATGTAGATATCAAATTACCCATGTTTAAACTATCGGTATTTCGCCATTTTCCGAAAGCCACAAGTGGATCATTTTCTGTATATGTTGAGTTGTATAACATCACCGTATTATTATTTATTTTTTCAATATGACCACTTACAAATTTATCTTGTCCTGACAATAGATTTGTTCCTAAATATAAATGAGTGGTAGTGCCAGGTAATAACTGTCTATCCAAATCCCCGTCTGTTAAAACCAATGGGGCATTACTAGCTCTATCGTTTATCTCATTAAAAAAACTATTATCTATAACACTAGGAACATATTGAGGATTTTTTAGAGGAGGAACAATAATATTTCCTATATTAAACACTCCGCTTAATTTAATTGGAGAATATACAGTCGTTCCATTCTGATTCTGGGCTCTTAGAACAGTATATACTAATCTAACAGGCTCATTTCTTGTAAATGAATAAAAAGCTCTTGCCCCATCTATAGCAGCATATTCTACTCCAAACCTATCTTTAGATAGTCTGAATTGAAAATCAAAACTGGGATAATTTTCGTAGCCTTTGTACACTAAATATTTAAACTTAGTATTTTCTAATACTGGTGAGCACTGTTCTGTATACTTAAAAATATCAGCTTCAATAGTATACCATAAACAATTTCTATATTTTACATCTACTTCTACTTTATTGGGTATTCCATATTTATAATCTTTAGACAAAGACAAGCCCTTCATATAACCATAACCTCTTAGAAATGAGGCTGTGGTGCCTTCTACTTGAAGATAGCCCTTATTAGCTAAATATGCTCTATTTTTAGCTTTGATAGACACGTTATCAGTAAATGGATTTGGTGTCCATACGCCTCCAAAAGCCCCGTACGGCATATCATAACCCATGGCCATCATCTGATTCATAATACTAATATGAGTAAGTAAACCTACTAATGGAAAATGTATAGGAGGTATAAATACTGGTTCTGGAGGTATTATGGGTTTGATAAACTCTCTAGGACCGGGTGGATCTGGTTGCTCTTGACAAGGAAAATCTCCAAATTCAGTTACCTGAGAATTATATGGAGCATCTATATTAATAGGAGGGATTAGGTGTTTTTTATTAGTAAAGTCCGCTATAAAACAATAACCACTTGGATATGCTTCCGGATTTTGAGGAAAATCAAAAGCTCTAGCATTATAAGCTAATAAATTATAAGGAGTAATAGCGGTACCTGTGGTGCCACCCATAGTATCATAATTAGGAACAGGACAACCCGTACAAACCTGAAGTTGAAAACAGGTTGAACCGGTATCTAGTCCGCCCATATCAGATATTTGCAAACCCCAAGTATTGTCTGAATCAGGAGATACAGCCTCGCTGTCTGTGCTAAATTCTCCAAATCCTCTTATAATACCGCTAGAACCTATATAATAATCCAAACTGTCTTCTGGTAATACAATATCATTACTTACGGCATACTTTAAATCTCTTCCATAATTATTAAATGTTAAATGAAAGTTTTTTTGATAGTTTAATAAGCTATTATTAAATAATAAATTTCTTGGTGATGTTCTTGCCTGCATAGATAATGGACCCATCCAGCTGTTATTCTCTTTAATTCGCAATTCCAATAGTTTTTTAATTTCAGCTTCTGGTGGAGGCGGCTCTTGGCATTGTCTGGTATGAAGATCATAAGCTATAGTTTTATCGACTATATTTCCTGCTATAAATCTATATTCTCTAGGATCAAATAACGCTATTCTTAAATCTTTAGGAAAAGGATGATTTAAAAACGATAATTTAGCTGATATTAATGATATAAAAGATACATCATTATTAATATTAGTTGTTATAATATTAGGAAATACTCTGAATCTTTTTAACTGATCAGCGTCGTATTCTTTCATAGGATCTAGTATTACTAGATAGTCTTTACCTTTTAATGGTTTAGGTTTACACTCTTTCATAGCGTCTGCTGTAGCACCTGTAACCAACTCGGGGTAGAACCTTTTTCCATATGAACCATATGTTAGACAATTAGAAATTCCACTACCTATAACAGGGGTTTTATTTTTTAATGAAGCATTACTGCCAATCAAAAATTTATTATCTATCCAGCCTTGATTTGGATGAAAAAATCCTTTACGGAATACCACTTCATTGTAAAAATATTGTGGAGATAAGAAACATTTAACCGAAGACTTATCCCTTAAAGATCCTGCTCCTGCTTCTTGAAAAGCCAGAGTTCTTTGAACAGTATTTTCTGTCAAGTATTTGGAGTTTTTTGCAGTAAATGGTAGGGTGTTTTCTGGTAGAACTTCGTAAAGTTGTGTTATTGGGTTTTTTTGAATAGGTTTGGGATGGTTTAATATTGTTACTCCTAGGCTTTCTACATCTTCTTTTCTGTGGGCTCCGTAGGCCACAATCGGTGGAGAGAATTGAGTAGTTAGCAGATGTATTTCCTCATTAAATTCGTATCCTATAACCTGGTCGTATACCCTGGTTTCATCCGACCTTATTGGTACTTTATTTGGAAAGGGTCTAAAGCCGGAGGATTCATACGTGTCTATACGTAAATTTTCTATCTCTATATCATACAGCCTAACATGCAAAAATTCATTACATTCAAACTCAATGAGCACCTTGTTTGGTCTTGTAATATTGGGGCCTGGCAATTTTTCAACAAAGTATTGAGCATTTTGAATTGGCACTGGACCAGTTCTATAATTCCAATAAAGACTCTTGCCTATTGTAAATAGGAATAAATTTGGAAATACCACGCCCCCTAAACGATGAAAATATACTTCTTTAATATCTGGATAGATAGTTTTATTATTAGTGTTAGCTTCTAAAAATCTATCATCTAATAAATTTAAACTATTTTTAAATACTGGATTATCTTTATTTAAATCCTCTATCAGTTCCTGTTTACTTCGTAAGGCTTTATCGAAATCCCATGTCCAATTATTCAATCTTTTGGTTAATCTGTATGGTTCTCCATTAATTAATCCCAAATTATAAGTTTCTGAGGGGTCTCTTAAAGAATTATTAAGTGTTTTTTGTAATTCTATCACCTTATAAAATTGCTGATTTACCCCAAAAGCATCATACATCGAAGTAAGAGTACTATTGTACAATTCAGATTTATTAGCATCAAAACCTAAAAAATCATAGATCATAATTTTTTCTTGTGCTAATCCACCCCCAGGAGCTGCTGCTGTTGTAAAAGTATCATCGGTAATAGAAAGAACCAATGATTCATTTTCTCCAGGATCAAATTCGGTATCGTCTGGTACTTTTAATTTAGTATAAACTTCTGTTCCTCCGACATTAATTCTTTGTTTATACCAAAATTCCTCTGTTTGAATACCTAGTCTTCTTTTATGTTCAAAATCCATTTTAAGATAAACTTGAGGTACCGAGATAGTCTTAGAAGACATCATTTTTAATGATTGTCCAGAATTAAACTGTAAATAAAAGTTTTTTGAAACATTATCAAATACAGTTAAAGCTAAAGCTAAATCTTTTTTAGTTTTAATAATTCTTAAATTATCTTGTATAGACTGAACATCGTTATGTTCTATGTTATTGTATAAAGATCTAGATACTTTATCAAAAATAGCTGATGTTATATCATCATTAACATATATGTTTTTAACAATAGAAATGGTATTATTATCTGGTTGAAAAATAACACCGTTATCTATTTCTATTCGAACATTAGTTATTTTTTTCCATTGTGTTTTAGCAATATTTACATTATTAATAGAGATTGTAATATCATCATCAGCAAAAACCCCTGCGGGTAAATCGTATATTCTACTATTGATAGGACTGATAATTGGTGGTAAGGTCTTTAATGTTAATCTACCATAAACATCTTCTATTTGATTTTTTAAAGTAATAAAATTACCAGTTTTATATACATTTAAATCTATAGTGTCTAAAAATTTATTGTATGCGTATATAGCAGCCATATCCACCAAAGGCCCTGTGGATAAAATTCTTGCTAAATTTTTTAAACCGACATACTTGTTTCTCTTTTCTTTGTTCATATAAATATGAATAGGTAAATTCTCTTCTGTAGTACCTAATCCATCAGCTTCTATAAGCTTTTCTAGGGTTGTATTATTACTTAAGTTCAATAGACTGGTTAAACAGCCTCTGTATTTTGATAGATCGTTGGTTATAAGATGGGTTTTTGGATAATACTCAAAAATAGACTCGGGTTCTTCTGTATTGGGCTCTCTCTTTATAGATTGTATTAAATAATATGAATCATATTCAATAGTACAAAAACCATCAGATAGATATATATCTACTCCTGGTAAAAATCTCTTTGGCCCCATACAAACCCATAAACCCTCTGTAACCTTATATACATCCTCAGAAACTTTTCCAGAAGCATTGTTGCGAATTACAAGAACATAGTCTCCTTCTTTTAAACCAGAATGCAAACCATATAATGGTATTATATTAGTATTATTTGCTTGAGAAATATATGTATGATCTTCGTGTTGTTCCCTTAACTCTATTAGTTTACCATCAATTCTTACTAATTGTTTTGGTAAAATAGCAGTATTTCTTGTTTCGTTAAATCCTCCCATCGGCATATTAAAAGTTTGCTTGATTGTCGTTTCTCTTCCTATGTCGTAATGTCTATACCAAAATAGAACACCCATAACACTACATGTTCCTAGTGTTTTAGGTATTTTCCAGTCTATTTTAGCTTGTAATCCCGGATCAATGGTCCAGCTTTTAAAAAATGGAGTAGATATGGTGATGAAATTTTCTAAGCCTAAACCGGCCTCACAATCTTCATCGCTACCAGTATCAGAAAACTCTATATTTGTATTTTTGGCACCAGTTATAGGATCGACATACATAATACATGGGCGCCACACACCACTAATAGTAGGATTAAAAGGAGTAATATAATTATTTAGATCATAGTTTAATGTTATATCATCTTCTCTTATCCTGTCCCAGTCTAGATCAGCTTTTAAACCTTTAAACCAAAAATTAGAGCTTTCTGTTGATAAAACCGTAGACTCTGTTACGTTGGTGTTGGTTTTTTTGTTGAGAAAACTTATAGGTTCGACAGTAGCTACTGGTGGAGGAACATTGATCCTAGTAGGTGGAACTTGGGCGGTTAGAATTTCTAAAGAGTTATATATATCCGTATCATAAGGTGGAAAAGATCTAATAATATTATTATTAGCGCTATCTATAACTCCTGCCGCATTATTTGTAAATGCGCTAACGGTATCAAATCTATCCATCGTTAATATCTCTTAAATAAAAGTTCCTTAGTCTACTAACAATTAATGAATAAGCCAAATCCAACTGTTGAGCAACCGAAGACTTGAGATTGTTATAGAAAAATACGGCTGTTCTAATATTGGTTTTATTACTTATATTAGACAAGTGCCCAGATACAATAATATCTTTTTTCAAAATTTCTTTTTTTTCTTCCATTAAAGATAATAGTTCATTATACAATTCTGTGCCTATTTTAGGGTCTAGACCTCTATAAGCCTGTTCATTAACTATTGCTCTTTTAAGAGAAGTTTTATATTCTTCATATTTTGAATCTATCACCAATAAAACACTATTTATAAATCTAATATCATTTACTACCACATTAGAGTTTGGGTTGGTGAGAATCTCATAATAGTCTGGACTAAGAACTTCTCTTTCTTGATTATTCATTATGGTCTTCCTATATTCATTAAATTCCACACGCCGTCCATGTATATAAACATGGCCCTATGGTTGGGCTTTAATTCCAAATTTAAATTATTAGTAAATTTAACACTAATTCTAGAAACATCTTGTATCATACCCGTTGTTGGTTCAGCGTAATTAGCAAAAATATCAGCATTTAATCCTTGTTTAATAATACCAGAACAAATTATATTGGGTTTACTTATAGGTTGATAAAATCCACTGTTAGTATCATAAGAACAATATAGTTTAGCTCCTCTTGGTGCTGTGTATCCGGATCTATCTTTAACGAAAACAACTCTTCTTGTTCCGCGAGGTATTGGTTCTTTATCAAAATCTATTTCATCTAAGAAACCTCTAGCTGGATAAGTATGTCTAGAATTTCTTTCTAATATTAGATCTTCTTCTAGTGTTACATAAACATTATCATACGTTTTATCAGAATGTGCCACCCAAACTCTTCTGGATTCATCCCACCTTAGATCTATCGGTCCAACAGGCCAATTGCTCTGTTTTAGTCCCCAACCGTCTAAAAATTCTTTTTCTCTATAAGGCTCAGACCATAAACCATCCTTCCACTCCATATTTTGTCCAACAATAATATCTCCATAATCTGGACTATTGATGTCGTTAGCACCCATAACATCCAACGCTCTTGTTCTCCAAAGAGCACCGGTAGTCGGATGTGGCTTAAATTGACCGCTGTTGATAGGATTGCCAGAAGCATTAGGCACCGGAAACCCATCGATATCATAACCCCAACCATGCATTACCATAGGGCCTTTGAAACTAAAAAATCTTTGATTTAATTCATGTATTTTATTAATAGGAGTATTGCCCATCAAATTTCTAAAATCGTAAGATACATAATCTATATCTAAAAATGCTTTGGGAACTATCTTATTTAGAACTTGACTCGCAGCAGTATCTAATCTAGGGACTCTAGAATTACCTGTTAAATTTGTTCCTACTACTGCTCCATCTACTATATCTTCCACTATCCTTAGCGAATTTTGGGGAGCAACATATCCTCTTCCTACAACCTCTATCGAATGACCACAAAAATCATCAGGGTTGGCATTTTTATTTCTAAAAGTACCACTAACTGCGATTATAGGATTTAGTGTTATTAAATCTATGCCAGAACCATCTCCACCAGTTAATGTTTTAAGAAAATTCTTGGGGTTTTGAATTAAATTTTTATCGGTAACATATTCATACACAACAGCATTCTGTGCAGCGCCATCGGATGATTCTCTTACAGTTACATTCAAACCAGAGGCTAATATGAATGGGGGTATCTTGGGTGGTTTTAACTTTTTATTTGATGCTTTATAGAAAGGCGTTTCTTCACAATAATCACAATATAATTCTACTTCACCTTGAGTCGCTCCACCGGGATGGAAGCGTATTTCTTTATATTTCTTAGTACCGTTACAAATTGGACATTTATTTTTTTCAAATTTAGAGTACGGTACTGTATGACCCCATTTTGTCGGAAAGAAAGACACAGGAGAATAAAAACCATCCAAACTCATAAATGATTTTAAGCTATAACTAGAGGTCATTTCTCTAGGTACTTCTTTGGCATCAAATAAACCTACGTTAGACCTTTTAGTAATATAAACGCCTGTTGTAGACCCGGTAATTCTACCAGCATAATCATAGACATTGCCTACCAAAACTTCTACAGGACTAGCGGAACTGGTGGCGCTCTGTTCCCCATTCATATTGGCATAAAACTTGTCTCTAAAAGTAGAGTACATACTAAGTTTTTTACTAAATTTGTGTTCAACATTATTTAGCTGAGTAAATAAATCTCTTCTGGCTTTTTGTTGTTTTTGCGCCGCAAGCCTCATATTATCGGCATTTTTCTTGTTAAAAATATTTAGTCTAGAAGAATATGTTTTAAAAGTATATCTTGTTTCAGGAGATCTATTTAATTGAACAGATATGTTTGTGATATTTGGCCCGGTATTAACCGTGGCTTTTCTTCTCATAACTCCATAACCAATATATTGAGCATCTAATGGGACATAATAATTTATAGATGATCCATGAATAGATAATTCGTCTCCTAAAGAGAATAGGGGCAATCCAGGTATGCTAAGACTTCCTGTTTCAAATCTTTGTTGATAGCTAGTCTCAGATTCGATAAGCTCCGAAGCTGCTTGATCCAATAAATACATCCCACCATAGTTTTCTGGCACAAAATCATTTTGCACCTCCACATGACTACCGCCTATCATATTTTCTATAGCTGATATTCTTTGATTATTATTTAAGTGTGGGAAAATTTTATGTCTTTGTAGATCCGGATAGTTTACCCACGGACCATATACAAATTGTTGTGATTCAACAGGTACACCAGCGAATCCTGCCATGGCTGCTTTTGGAGCCATTTCTTTATTGAATGGGCTTTTTCTTAAATCAGCAAAACTGCCAAAAGTAGTAGAGTCTGGAGTTAAACCTCCTCCATCTGGAGTAACTTGTGTAGCAGACGTGGGTTGAGCCGGTCCATTAACCGGGGCAGCTGTTCCATTAGCTCCTATAAATGATAAGTTACCATTCTTTAACCATAATCCATAATAATGAGAAAAAAGCTGGACTAACGCATCGTGTAATTCTGTGTTTAGATTACCATTATTAATATATGCTAATATAGAAAAGTCTTCTGCGGCAGATACGGCTGAAACTTTATTGTATGGAGACTTTGCATCGCCTGTTCCTAAGTAGGTGGAAGCATTGATTGGTATAGGTGAAGCTATATTAAGAATAGCTCTAGGGAAACCGAATCCACAAAATACATTTTCCGGATCATCATAAACAAGCTCTTCCTCTATTCCTGCTTTAACATATGTTTTTTTGATATAAATATTATTTGTTATTGAAGATAGTTCTGTTATTCCTATTCTATAACCATCAGAATGAAGAGGGTCCACATGATCATAATTAGCCGCATGCATTTGAATATAATTTCTATCAGTACCATTATCATAGCTTGACATATCCAGAATAGGAAAAAAGAAATCTTCAGCACTACAATTCCAACTCCTATTTACTGCTTGTTGAGGATCTTTAGCATTTGGAGCCTGTGTTGACCTATTACCTTCGAATACAAATCTTCTAGTCATTTAATTTCTCCATTATTTTGCATGATCTTATGTTCCATGTCTTAATGGTTGGGTTCTTGGATCCGGAACAGGTTGTACGGAGCTGTTATCCGTAGTATCATTGTTAGTTGTACCAGCAACATTATCTAAACATACTCTTGGAGAATGAATCATGTCTCCAATCTTAAATAAAGAACCCTTTGTCTTTTCTGGATCAACTCTTTGACCATTTCCTTCTTTTAGTAATTTACAAATAAAATAAGATTCATAATCAAAACCCATACTAGACCAGAACCCTAAAATAGGACCAAGTAATCCTTGTTCATTCTGAAATATATTAGCATACCAACCTCCAATTACCATCTGATCATCAATCATGTTTCCGGCCTCTTCCCAGGCTCCTTGAGGACTAATCTTATAGTTAGAATAAACTTTACCGTCTCCTTCCATGATTCTCATATCGGTATTATACAATAAAGAATCATTAAATCCATCATCTATAATATATACGCTTCTATCTATATATGTTCTAATCATTGGTAATTTAACCATAAATTGTTTACCATAAAACTCTTTACCAATATTTTCAAAAAAACTATGTAATATTCTCATGTCATCATAAAGGGCCCCAGCCAAACCAGCCTTAAGATTAATAGGATTGTTGGCTTGTAAAACGGAACCGTTCATCAAATTAATTTTTGGCATCTTAAATATTGCCATAAAAATTTTACAAAAATCACACTCATTAAGATTATCCAAATCAAAAATAGATGTACTAGATGGTACTGATGATCCTGATCCTCCATCGTTATCCACTTGTGCTGCTTGATCAGCAGCAGCTGGGTCTCCCCTTCTATTAGGATCTGCTGCGGCACTACCTCTTTGTGTCGGTGGGTCAGTTGGTGGTACTGGTACCGTACTAGCAGATGGACATAAAAATTTTTTAATCATGTGTACTATATCGGGTTTATATAGTCTTGCACTAAGATACGCTATCCATGCATCGAATCCTCTTAAGGCTGCTCGTATTTCTGATTCTGTAACAACAAACGATGTTCCATTAGCATAAGTACCTCGTAAAGTCATACGTGTTCTTGGAAGATCATTTATGCCAAAAACAACTAAAACTTGATTTGTCCACATATCATACCATACCGGTCTTGGTGTTTTTATATATTCTGCACTATTAGCAGAATTTGCAAAACCATCAATAGGTAGGTATTTGTAGGATCCAAAATATGGACATATAACATCATGCATTAATGGGAAAAATCTATTTATAGTTGTAATTTTTAATTTAACATTGTCTTTATTTTTTTCCGAATTAACACCTATATTTGAAGTATCACCTTGACCATAGACATTTGTTTGTTGCGGTGTTGTCGTTTTATTTTTCCAGGTGAGGTTGACGGTCTTCATACCGAACCATTTTGCAACAGAATTAAGACCCAATTGAGCAGCGGAGACGGCGAAGCCTGCAACTTTGTTATAAGCACTATCGATGGTTTTTTGCATTGTATAGGAAAATGTTTTTTTGGTTGGTGCCGCTGTTTCGTTGGCATTCATTCTAGTTTTATAAACAACGATATCTCTATATCTATTAAAAACTAGAGTTGCACTTGGCAAATAGCTACCTAAAAATGTTATTGGAGATTCTGTAACTTGAAACTTGTTTCCTCTTTCTCTAGCAGATTTTAATTTTAGATTACCTCTTGATGGTTGAGGTTTACTAACTCCAGGATTTTCATCATCAGTTTCCGCTTGTTTAGTTGCCGCGGTTGGATTTGTTACCCCACCACCCCCTCCTGATCCATAATCAGTTTGATTCCAATTAATATCATTAGCAAAAAAAGCTGTAGAAATTTCATTCAAATTAGTATTTTCTGCTCCTCTAATTAAGTTTAAAGGATGTCTGGTGGATCCAACATTTGGTATTCTAATCTTATTTTTTTCTTTTACATCCAATATCATAAAACGTCGAGTAATAGGAGAATATATATGCACAGACTGAGTTTTTCCTAAACGAAAATTCTTAACTTGAATTAATCGTTTTTGTTTCCCTCCGATATGCATTACTCTTGTTCTAGCATCAGCATTAAACTCTTTACCATAGTCTAGTTGTGTTTTGGCTCCAATAAAGCCTCTTAGATACTCTTCAACAGCAGTTTCTGGAGGCTGAGTTTTTCTAGAAACTGTTCTTAACTTTAGAATATTGTATGTTGTTGTATCTCCTATTATACCAAACGTGTTTCCAGAAACATGTAACATCTCCCAAAAATATTCACACCCTCCTTTGTCACACACATCATCAACAAATTCTGATATACTAATTGTTGGAGTACTATGAGAATCATATCTTAATAAATCCGGCATAACCGGTAATTCTGTTAGATCTAAATAATATAATTGCTTGAAAGTATTAGAAGCAACAGAAAGTTTTGGTACTATTAATCCAAAATCCCAAATGCTTTTTACGCCCGGATAAGTTTGTTCAGTAAAAACGGCCGATGCGTTCTTTAATGCGGGAGTGTCCGCTCCCGCAACATTTCCAAGAGCAGCATTAGCATTTGGTACCGATATCTTATCTTGAACCGTTGGTTTGTCGTTAAGACTAAATACTTCTGTCCATTCGTGGTTTGAACCCGCAGCATCGGGTCTTTTGAAAGGAGGTTCTGCGCTAACTCCAACCAAAGCACCAAAAGGATTAAACGGACTATTGGAATTTGGAGAACCAAGCATTGCTCCCAAGGTACCAGTAATTACATTATATTTGATTCCTAATTCGTTTTGTCTAGAGCCTCCGAAAAATCCTGGACCTAAACTTTCTAAAAATCCATAAATATTAATAACATTAGGTAAATTACCGTCATTCTTAATATCTCCTTTCCAGCTTTGATTAACAAAGTAGTTATAAGCAGCTTGATTGGATACATATGTATCAGTGATATTAACTGGACCAGAAATATATGCTTTGTATGTTTTTGTAAATGAAGCAAACGCCGATGGATATGCTTGTTGATAGTATGTTTCCCATGGTGTTAAAGGTATGCTATTATCGTATTCTACTCTTGGTGGAGGGGCTATAACAGGCACAGCCGTATTTTTTGTAAAAACACTACCGGCATAATGACCTAATATTAATTTAGAATTTCTTAGTAGATTTACAGGTGTTTGTAAGGTAACAGTATATTGCGTGCCTCCAGAGCTTATATTTTTTTTCCAATCAGTAATAATTCCACAAAAAACAAATTCATCAACAACAAATCTTGCGGGTGCTCCTATAATATTAATTGGCCAGCCATTTAATTGCTGATAATCAAAGTTATTATTAAATTTGTCTCCTATAAAACCAGGATCTGGACCAAGCCAGTACTTTTGCTCATAGCTCTTAGTTGATGTATTAAATTCGTAATATAGTTTACCAGGAATAATAGGTCCACCATTAACATCTGTAAAAGCAGCTGGGGCTGTCCACCTATGAGCCTCCATAATAGCTCTGTATTGTGCTTCAGTATAATTTACTGGTAAAGCTGCTAGTGCTCGTTGTAAGCTTTCTACTAATGCTTTTGGAGGCTTCATTGAGTTGTAGTAATGATTAGCGGTATCTCTTACTCCTTCTGCTGCTGCTTTTAAAGCACCATAATTCATGCCAGCATATCTAGAGCTTTTGTCTGCTATGCTCTCAGCCGATACAGAGAACGTTGGCATGGGGTCTCTAACTAGAGTAACAGTTAAAGTAGAACCGTCACCACTACCCCACCCAAGACTCAAATTAAAGTCAACTACGCTACATCCTAAAAATAATGTCTGAGGAAAAGGACCGCTAACTCTCCAATCTAATGGTGGTCTTTCTAGTTTAGCAACTGTTCTATTCGGACTGGGAGCCCTACGGGTTTGTGTTAATTGAGGATGCGGTGTGGGTATTATAGTGGCCGGAGTGGCTTGTGGTACTGGAGTAGGAGCAGGATCAGTTTTTGGTTGACACGAAGCATCAGGAACAGCATTAATAACAGCTATTCGTGCTCCAACATGAAGGCCACTCATAGTTGGCATGGGAAAAGGAGTACATACATTATCTTTATCTGATGGCAAATCTGCTGGATCAAAATTTATTCCTGACATAATTTTTCCTTATAGTTTTAAATTAATCCCATTTCCACGTTACAGTTTTCCCTAATCTACCAGTCAAAGGATCCCAACTATCAGTATCGGATGTAATATACAATTCTCCGTTTAATTGTCCTCGTGGCATACTTATCCCTTGTCCTCTATTTGCCGGGTCTTGTAAAGCTTCTGAAACCAATGTTGGTGTCCAATTGGCTGGTAATATTGGTCTCATCAAATCAACATAATCTAATAATCTCTTATAATCTGGATGTCCACTATGCGCAGGACATCCTGTGAATAAAGGACTCAACTGATCAATTCTTCTAGGAATATCAGTTTGCATTTCAATACTTAAAGTTCTAGACTTACCGGTACTAGCTCCCGTATCTTGTAATAATGGTCCTCTTTTTCTTCCTAGAATAAAAATTTCATTAACTACAGACGATGGAACATCATCATTAATAGATAATCTAGTAATACGCTGCATAGAATTATTAGGTTGACTAGCGTATCTATATGAATATGTTATTTGACCAGTTTTAGGATTAAAACCGAAAGTTTTACTAACAGGATTACGATTTAGATATACTCCGCTAGGATTAATAGAGTTAAGACCAGTTTGTGTAGCAGTATTTGGTAGTCTGTTCTGATTTCTTACCGTTATAACATTAGGATTTCTGATTGTAGATTGATTAGCCTGATTAAGATTCTCTGATCGTAACACAGAAGCTAACGCAATTGCTCTAGTGTGTAATGCTGGTTCAACATAATTGTACCACCCGTGCAATGCTGTTTCTGCTTTAGTAATAGCTATTACTTTGTTTGGTAATAAACCACTGCCATCTATTTTTCTAGCATTTTCTGTTGTTACGCCAGTACCAGAAGGAGGAGTAACAGAAAAAGGGTTGGAGTCCAATGATCCTGTTGTTGCTATTGATAGTCCCTGAACAGAACCATTTATAGTTACAGTGCATGGTGGATTAGCCATGGTGCTATCAAACTGACTTTCACTAGCATATTCAACAGTGTAATCCTCCAAGTAGGATACGTCTTTGGTAAGAGCTAACCAAGTGTCTGTAATTTCATACGATCCATTTGTTTTGTCTATATTAAATGATCTAATGTGGTTATAAAAATTGAAGGACGTTCCTGCTGTATCTCTTTCTAAAACACCCATATTATTAGTATTAGTATTTGCGAAAGGATACGAGGAGGATAAAGACCCTTTAGATAAATAACAATGCACAAAAGATTTAGCGTTCATCCAAGCGGCAGATAATGGTCTATTGTCTGGAGCGTTTCCTGCTGGTTTTACCCCGGTAGCAGCATTATAACTAACGGCACCTATTCTATGTGTTATTGTATATTTAAGAGCATTATTTTTAACTCCTGCTTGATTAACTCCATTTCCTGCTGTTATAATTTGATCAGCATTCTGAGTTGGTAATATTTGTAAGTTATACCATGACTCATCCTGTTCTGGAATAATTTCCCAAGAATCAGAATAGCTTCTAATAGGAATATTTGGACAAGGATTTCCTATGTCGGCATGAGTATTGATGTATTCTAATTCTACGCTATAATCTATACTAAAAGTCCAATTATCACTTGTTTTATTAGCATTGTAACTTTTAACATTACAAACTACAGGCTGATTATCACAACTTAAAAATTTAAGATCTGTATTATCGCACTGTATTTTTAATTGTCCACCAGTATTTGGCTGAAATAAAGTACGTAATTGATTTTCTAAGGGTATTAAAACACTAATACCTATTGTGGTATCGTTTTGACCAACTCTTGGTAAAAAAATCTTACCTTCTAAAGTGATAGTATTAATAACGCTATTATTCTCTCCGGTACCGGAATTGATAGATACCAGTGGCGTTGGACCGAAATAATTTAGATCTTGATTTTTAAAAAGTATCTTAACGGCCATAATTTCCTATTTCCTATTCCGATGTTCATTCAGACTCAGTTGGCGTTGGTGTTGATGTTAGCGTTGGTGTTGTGGACGGTGTGGAAGTTACGGTTTGAGAAGGAGTTATAGATTGAGTGAATCCTGGTGTTGATGTTGTGGTAGATGTTGGTTCTGGTTGAACAGATCTCGGGATGGGGATGAATAACGAATGATTAGATATGGCACTCATACCAAATAACGACACATCCGACACATCAGAACTATAGTATATTGAGCTGGTATCTCCCCAGTTATCATTAATGATAGCCGTTGGTATACTAAGAGTAGGCTGACCACCGGCGCTCTTTCTAGCATTACCTGTTTGTCCGTATTCTAAACTTCCCCAAGAATATAATCTATTATCTAATGATTGTATAGCAAAGGAATTCACTCTTCCTCCGAATACTCTAGACCAATAGTTTCTGGTGTTGTCTTGTCTTACTAGAAGTATCTCTTGAACAATAGCATCTGTTGGACCAGTAATAACCCTTGTTCCTCCAGAGATTGGTGCTACTTGGGCGTACTGATTGTTACCCCAACCCCATAAAGAACCATAATTGCTATTATCTTGGAATTCTTTCTTAATAGCCAATGTATGATACGCTCCACAAGATACGTCAATCCATAAATCTTGTTCGAACAATAAAGAGCTAGAAGTATTGTCAGATATACGATATAACATTACAGGCAATGGGGCATAAGAAAATCTTCCTGTTCTAATATTTAGATCTGCTTTTAAGAAATCTGTAATAACAGGATATGGGTCAGCTGTGACATTTAGTGTTAAAATTTTACCAGATAAAGTGTTTGCGGCATTATTCGCTAGACCGGCTTGTTGCTCTTGATTAAGGCCCCAGCACCATATTCTACCAAAATTGTCTAAGCCTGCTGCATGGAATCTGCCTAGAGATATCTTTTTCCATGCAAATGCTCTACAATCAATTTTATCAACATAGGGCATGTTCATCATTAAGAAACGTGGTGCAAGAGTGATGATTGGTGGCAGTATTGGGTTGCCGGAAGCGTCTACATCTTGTACTTTACCTAGACCTAACTGACCAAATTTACCACTACCACAAGCGTAAAGTCTATCGTCTGTATCTAAAGCATACGAGTGAGCTTCACTAGCATATACATGTTTAAACGATTGATAACGATATGAATAGTCACTATCATCATAACTATTAACAAAAGGTATAACGCTAACAAACTTGATATCATTAACCATAGGATCGCTAGAACTCTTAATATTTTCATGATCTATGGTAATCTTTGTCGCATCTTTATTGGCATCGTAAACTATACTTAAAACTTTTAATCTTCTGTATAGATAAGGATAACTATGAGCGCCTAAAGCATTAACTTCACATAAATGTTTGTTGTCATTATTAATAACATCTGTTATATCTCCAGCTAACCATAAAACATTAAAAGCTTCCTTAGTAGGAGTAACACTAGGAGTAGGAGTATTTGTTCCAGATAGTGTTGGTGTTGAAGTTACAGTTTGTGTTGGTGTGCCAGTAGGATCATTGGTTCTAGTTACGCTAGGAGTAGGAGTTCTAGTTCCTGTTTGAGTTCTAGTTGGAGTATTAGTTGGTGTCGGTGTTTTTGTGGTATCTGGGGGTAGAGTTCCAGTACTTGTGGTTGTTGGTGTTGGAGATTCTGTTAAAGATGTTGTCGGAGTACTGGTTAAAGTAGTAGTAGTTGTTGGTGTTGGAGTAGACGACAGGGTATTTGTTGTTGTAGCAGTATAGGTTTGGGTTGTAGTAGGTGTTGGTGTAGTGTTGAAAAGCTGTTTATTGTATAGGCAATAGCGATACTCCTTATATACATTTATAAGTCTTGGGAATGCTGAAGCTAATAATCCCGGATCAGTATTTAATCTAGTAACTGATACAACAGTTGATACCACTGTAGTATTTATATCTTGAGTCAGATCAAAAGTATCTATATCTAAGATATCAGGATTATCTGTTTCTAATAGTCTCACATTCAATACAGTCTTAACATTCGGTTCATCTTCATCTTCTAAGGACGGCTCACCATATAGTTTTGCATAAACTTTAATATTTGCTATACCATTATAATATTCTATTTCTAGATTATCTTGTACTATATATTCATTAATACAATTACCATATACTTTTAATTCGTAAGTTTGTAGATCTTGACTGATTTGAGTTATACTGGATATAGGTCTCAGTAAGTAGTGCTGTCCTAATTGTCCATCAGAATTTCTACCCCAAGACCATACCTTTCCTGATGTGTCTAAAGCTAGTGTGTGAGACGAACCTAGACTAATTTCCTTAAAGATTGTTGATTCGTATCCAGAGGGCATAACCACAGGAGTAAAGTTTTTCTTGCCAATATAGTTACCTAGACCTAATTGGCCCCAAGCGTTATTACCAACAGAATGAATTTTACCTAATGAGTCTATGCCAGCACTAAAATTTGTACCAGTAGAAACATAATCAAAATAAATAGATTGTCCATTTCCATTTTTTGTATATCTAATTACATTATCATAATTCAAAAACTTACCAGAGGTATCTTTTTCTAGATCCATAGGTAATACGAATTTTAGATTATCTACAAAACTTAACTGGTTATCTCCGTTATATCCCCAAACATAAACATTTGATTTTATTCCAGCCATTGTTGGCGTTACGCTAGGTGTCGGAGTATTTGTAGATGTTTGTGTTGGGGTGTGCGTTGGTGTTACTGTTGGTGTTTGAGTGTTGGTCGGAGTTTGTGTTTGTGTAGAGGTTAGGGTTGTGGTTGTGGTTGGCGTTCTTGTAACGGTTTCTGTGGTTGTGGGAGTAGGCGTCTTGGTTAATGTTGTGGTAGTTGTAGGTGTTTGTGTTGGCGTTACTGTCTTAGTTGTTGTTGGTGTTGATGTCTTTGTGGGTGTTTTTGTTTTGGTGGGAGTTGCAGATAAAGTCAGTGTTGTTGTGGGAGTATTGGTAGACCTAGGTGTTCTTGTTGGAGTAGATGTAGGAGTTTTTGTTAGAGTGACCGTTGTAGTTGGGGTTTGAGTAGTAGTACTAGTTATAGATGGTGTTGGTGTCGGAGTAGGAGCAACCAAAGACTGCTGCTCTACAACAGAGTATGGTTGAATATTCCTAAAAATACTAGATGACCAAGATACAGAATTACCAATAATCCATGTTGATGGAATAATTTTTCCTCTTAATCTCGGTAAGTAACCAAATGATAAACCTATAGAATATCCACAAGCAACTACACAAGGGCTCGCAAAACCATTATTATTGGTAGTAACATAAGCTACAACTTGATTGTTACTATCAAGCATTACTAATTCTAAACTAGCATACTTTAGATTATTATAACCAGGATTATTATCTTTAAATGTTTCTATATCATCCTCATAGCTATAATTAATCGATAAATTAGGATAACTAAGCTCTCCAACTAAAAATGGAACACCTCCTAGATTATCTTTACCCGGGAATAGTGTTTTAGATTGTCCGTTTTCATTTTCTAATGACGCTGCTCCTCCAACACAATATACTCTCAATGGATATCTAACCAGAGAATAGATATTAACCCCAATACGGAATCCGGTATCTGTAGCTCCAGAAGTATATGGTATACTATCACTATATAGTTTAGATAGTTTTTTATACTCGCTAACCGGAGTTTGAAAAGAAGACCCAAACAAAACCTTAGCTGTTTTACTATTATCCGTATTTGTATCTGTAAGTTCTTGTATATTGCCAGCTAAATGATATAACCCATAGGGAGAATATGCTTTTGGCCTAGTGTCACAAGCTACGTATGATTTTAGACTATTTTTGATATTACCCCAATATACATTTTGTAATGTAGCATCATTGGTTATAGACTTATTACCATCTATTTGTAATAGGGTTGGATTATCTCCAGATGTAAATAGTATGAAATAATCATTTCTAAGTCTAAAGATGTATTTACCGTCAGAAAATACCTCATCAAAATCGTCGTAGGTTCTACCCAATCTTCTCTCAACGTAGTCTCTAAGCTTATACATCAAATCAGCATTAACGTTTACAGGAGTACTAAAATTGTATTGATCTTTTAATTCGTTATATTCTAATTCTGTTAACAATAAATCCAAAACCCTAGAAGAATCTAGACACGAAAGACCGGGAGGATTGTCAGATATGGTTGCATACTGGTAATATTGTTTTGTGGAATTTTCATAATATGCTGCTTTGTATAGTTCGTTTTCGGTGGGAAGCCAAAACTTTGCATTTTCAGTTTTTTCTATAACATTAGTTTTTAAATATATGTTATATGCACCTGTTTCTGTGACTCCAAC